AGATTTACTACAAAGCCAAAGATGAGGTGAACTTCGATAAGCTGAAGGATTCCCTTTGCCAGACTTGCCTGGACAAAGTGGTGGAGTTCTATGTAGATCAGAAGAACAATGGCGATGACAGCAGACTTGGTACCACGGGATATTGCCTGGTTGATTTCTCTACCAGAGAGCTTTATACCTTATCTGACCCTTACCGAGGTTACATGATTCGGGATTATTATGTGCGGTATGACATGGAGGAAGGTCCGACTTCGGAGGATGACTACATTGACTTTTTCACTGTCTACGCCCCGGAACGAGCAGAGCAGTAAGGCTGTTCACAAAAAATACAACGAAATAGAAACAAAAAAAGGTTCCAAACAGGTGTTTGGTGGTGTATAATAAATGAGGGTAAGGTTACAATTTGATGACCAAGCCCTCAAACCATTTTATCAGTTCTTTTTATATAGAAGAAACTTATATTCATTATCTGATTTTGTATTCACAAAATAATCCCAGTTTATTTTGAAATAATGCTATGTTACCCCTCTGTTTTGTGATGGGGTAAAACGGGGTAGTTGCCCCGTCCCCAGGGTAGAAGATAGTACCCCGTGGGGATAGCTTTTGAAATATGGTCGTATCTGACTTTTTCAGATGGGAGCGTTTCGATAATTGTTATTGAACGGCTCGTCTGTCGGGAATCCTCTTTTTAGATGAGTTAACGGAGTTTCAGCCGAAAATTTTGGATCTGCTGCGTCAGCCGATGGAGGAAGGAAGCATCACGGTTTCCCGTCTCAACCAGACGGTTGTATTTCCGGCAAAAACGATGATTGCGGCGGCGATGAATCCCTGCAAATGCGGTTTTTTCCCAGATTTGGGAAAATGCCGTTGTACTCCAACCCAGATCCGCCGGTATCTGAACCGCGTTTCGGGACCATTTTTAGATCGGATCGATATTGGGGTGGAAGTACCGCGGCAGGATTTGGGTATGATGGCTTCAGAGAAGAGTATAGATGAGGGGAGTTTTCCACAGACGGAGCAGAGGAATTCCTCCGCTGTCATGCGTGCCCGCGTCATGGAGGCGCGCGCTCGACAGGAAAAGAGGTTTGCAGACGAATCTATCTCCTACAACAGCCAGATGACACGCCGCCAGATCGAAAAGTATTGCCGTCTATCCGGGGAAGATGTGGTATTTCTGGAAAAGGTCGAACGGCAGCAGGGAATCAGTGCCAGGGGACACGGAAAGATTTTAAAAGTAGCGCGCACACTTGCCGATCTGGATGGACAGGCGGAGATCGGGCGGACGCAGTTAGCGGAGGCGATAGGATTCCGGAGTTTTGAAAAAAAATATTGGGGGAGTCTCTGAAAAGAAGCATGTCTAAAAGATTGAAAGAATAAAAAGTTTAACAAGGGTTGTAATTGTTATATCAGATGTGAGATGACTCCCACCTCTTCAGGTGGCGAGAAGCAAATTAGTATCAGTGGTGGGAGCCAATCCCCCATCTGATATAGCCTCCGGCAGGATTGCTTAAGATGCGCAAAAGAAGTATGTCATGCTTTGCATGACGCGCATCTCGCAGCAAGAATGCCGAGGCATTCTTGAAGGTAAAAGGCAGTCGATCTGACATATATAGGGGGAAAGATATGGAAATAGGAAAAGAAGATAGCAATGTACAGAATGCTCAGCTTTCTATGCAGGAACTATATGGAAAAATACAGGAACAGCCGCATAAAAAAGTGCTTCTGACAGAAAATATGCAGTATTCCGACCGTGAGCGCATCCATGCCTACTGGTTATCGAGAGTGGATGGAATCGGCGCGGTGACGGCGGCTAAATTATATGAATCGTGCGGCAGTTTTGAGGGAATCTATGAGCGGGTTTTATATAATAGGAAGAAACTGGATCCGTTTATATGTTCCTTTCTCGGAAAGGCTATGAAAAAGGGGCTGGAGGAAGCGGTTTTGCTCTTCAAACAGCGCGTGGAAGAATACGATAGGCTGGAGGAACAGGGGGTACGTTTCATTCTGTGCGGTGAGGCGGCATATCCGAAGCGCCTGATGCATATCTATGATAAACCGATGTGGCTGTTTGTGCGTGGAATGCTTCCAGAAGATGCGAAACCATCCGCGGCAGTCATCGGGGCGCGCAGCTGTACGCCGTATGGACGACAGGAGGCAGAGTATTTCGGCCGGATTCTGGCAGAAAACGGCGTGCAGGTAGTGAGCGGCATGGCGCTGGGGATCGATCAGGCGGGGCATAAGGGCGCGATGGATGGCGGCGGACTGACGTATGCCGTGATGGGCTGTGGGATTGACACCTGTTATCCGCCATCCGGCATCCGACTGCATGCGCGCATCCGTGAACAAGGCGGCATATTGTCAGAATATGGACCGGGTGTACCGCCGACGGCATCCCATTTTCCAATCCGGAACCGGATCATCAGCGGACTTTCCGATCTGGTGCTGGTCGTGGAAGCACGAAAAAGAAGCGGCTCCCTGATTACGGCGGATCTGGCGCTGGAGCAGGGAAAAGAGGTATTTGCGCTGCCGGGACGGCGCATCGATCCGCTCAGTGAGGGCTGCAACCGGCTGATTGCACAGGGAGCGGGGATCGTGACGAAACCGGAGGATGTGTTGGATTTCTTCCATATAAAATGTAAAAATTCTTGTAAAAAAACAATAAAATCAGTAAATGCACTTGCCAAGTCGGAAAAAATGGTGTATAGTTGCCTAGATTCACAACCGAAACATCTGGAAGCGGTCATGAAAAGCTGTGGGGTGACAGCAGGGGAATGCATGACTGCGCTTTTAAATCTGGAAATGCAGGGATTGATCCTGCAGCCAATGAATCAATATTACGTTAGGAAGATTGTATAGAGGTCTGTTATGGCAAAAAATCTGGTTATTGTAGAGTCTCCGGCGAAAGTCAAGACAATTAAAAAATTTTTGGGTTCCAACTATGAGGTGGACGCCTCCGGCGGTCATGTGCGCGACCTCCCTAAGAGCACGCTGGGAGTGGACGTAGAGCATGGATATGAGCCGAAGTATATCACCATCCGGGGAAAGGGCGATGTGTTGGCGCGTCTTCGTAAAGAGGTTAAAAAAGCGGATAAGATTTATCTCGCAACTGACCCGGACCGCGAGGGAGAGGCGATCTCCTGGCACCTGATGAAAGCATTAAAGCTGGATGAACAGAAAGATAAAAAGGTTTACCGTATCAGTTTCAATGAGATTACAAAAAACGCCGTCAAGGCATCTTTAAAAGAGCCGCGTGCCATCGATGAAAATCTGGTGGATGCACAGCAGGCAAGACGTATGCTTGACCGTATGGTGGGTTACCTCATCAGCCCGCTTCTCTGGGCGAAGGTCAAGAGAGGACTCAGCGCCGGTCGTGTGCAGTCGGTCGCGCTGCGTATGATCTGCGACCGTGAGGAAGAGATCAATGCGTTTATACCGGAAGAATACTGGACGCTGGATGCACAGCTCCACGTACATGGCTCCAGAAAGAAGCTGACCGCCCATTATTACGGCGATAAGGACGGCAGGAAGGCAATTCACAGCAAAGAGGAAGTGGAGGCGCTTATGAAGCGTCTGGAGGGCTGTGAGTACGAAGTGCGCGATGTGAAGCTGGGCGAACGCGTGAAGAAGGCGCCGATCCCGTTTACGACCAGTACGCTGCAGCAGGAGGCATCCAAGACGCTGAATTTCTCAACGCAGAAGACGATGCGCCTTGCCCAGCAGCTCTATGAGGGCGTGGATATCAAGGGACGCGGCACAATCGGTCTGATCACCTACCTGCGTACCGATTCCACCCGCATCGCGGCAGAGGCAGATGCGGCGGCGAGAAGCTATATCGGCGACCAG